ACTATCTAAATTAGTTAAATTTCCGCCTTCACCAATAACTAAAGACTATAAATGGCCGGGGATATACAAACCTTTTAACCACCAAAAAGAAACAGCAGAATTTTTATCCGCCCATAAACGTGCTTATTGTTTGAGTGAAGCAGGTACAGGTAAAACCTCAGGAGTTATATGGGCCGCTGATTATTTAATGAACAAAGGTAAAATAAAAAGAATGTTAGTTATATGCCCTCTATCTATTATGAAGGCCGCCTGGGAAGCAGATTTATTTAAAACAGCTATGCACAGAACTGTAGCTATAGCACATGGAAGCGCTGAAAAAAGAAAGAAAATTTTAGCGCAAAATACTGACGTTGTTGTTATCAATTACGATGGTATTGAAGTTGTACGTAAAGAATTAATTAAAGGTGGGTTTGATTTAATTGTAGTGGACGAAGCTAACTATATTAAAACTGTTACAACTAAACGATGGAAATCACTCAACAAACTAATTAACCCAGACACATGGGTATGGTTGTTAACTGGTACACCCTCCGCACAATCACCGTTTGATGCGTATGGATTAGCTAAAATGGTAGACCCAGTTTCTGTCCCACGTTATGCCGGTACTTTTAAAGATATGGTTATGCAAAAGGTTGGTCAGTTTAAATGGATACCAAGATATAACGCTCAAGATATAGTATTTAAAACCTTACAACCCGCGATTCGCCACACGAAAGAGGAATGCTTGGACTTACCAGACGTGTTATATACGTGCAGAGAAGTAAGCTTAACACCCCAACAAAATAAGTATTATAAAAAACTTAAAAAAGATATGTATATGCAAGCGGCAGGAGAAGATATAACCGCAGTAAACGCAGGTGTTATGTTGACTAAATTACTACAGGTGAGCGCGGGGTCTATCTATTCAGATGATGGTGAAACTGTAGAGTTCGATATAAAAAATAGGATCACTGCGCTTAAAGAAATAATAGAAGAAGCAAGTCATAAGGTACTCGTGTTTTGCTCATTTAGACACAGTATATCTAGGATTAAAAACGAACTGAATAACAGTAATGTATCCTGCGAGTGCATACACGGGGATATATCTATGAACAAAAGGACTAAGATATTTGACGACTTTCAAAAAACTCCGGACCCGCAGGTATTAATTATTCAGCCTCAGGCCGCTTCTCATGGTATTACTTTACACGCGGCTAACGTAGTAGTTTTCTGGTCTCCTGTAATGTCAGTAGAAACCTACATTCAATGTTGCGCCAGGGTGGATAGAGCAGGGCAACGAAACCCTATGACTGTAGTTCATCTACAAGGTAGCCCTGTAGAAGAACGAATGTATAAAATGCTGCAAGGCAAAATAGATTTACATACACAGTTAGTTAATTTATATAAAGAGGAAATTGAGTCTTGACAATATAAAGATACATGATATGCTTTGATTTGTTTTTAATCAAAACGAGGTAAATAAAAGTGAATGAAATAATGACGAGTACTAGAAGTGAGGGGGTAAAAACAGTTGTGGAAATGATTGAAATCGAATCTATGACTGGGGAAGACATTGAACGGATTATGAAAGCCATCATAGAAATACGTGAAAAAATAGCCACTCACGAAAACGAAATAAAAAAAATGAGGGAAGAAAAATCAGAACTTGATGCTATTCTTATTGAAGCTTGCCGTGTTTTAAAATCTGACAGTCTTAAAAATGAAGTAGGAACACTCACCAGAAGAGTTAAAAAACGCTATTGGACTACAGATTGGCCGAGCATGTATAAGTTTATCAAAGAAAAAGACCTTATAGAGTTCATGGAAAAAAGATTAAACCAAACTAACATAAAAGAATACATAGCTGAAAATCCTGATGAGTTACCACCAGGATTAAGCACATCTTCTGAATATACGGTATCAATTCGTAAAAACAGGAGCTACGAGGAGAAAGAATAATGACAAATGAAATAGATGTATTTCAAAATCAACCTACAGAAATGGTTAAAAGTAATAGAGAGGATGGGTTTTCTCATAACATAACGGGCAGCTCATCTACAAGCAAAAGGATTTCTATACGCAATAATTTATTTAGGTTAATTATTAATGGGGAAGAAATTAGCAAAAGCAATCAACGACACTTAGATGTAGTTATTGTGAATGCTTCTCCATCTGTGCATAGAATGTTTTACCCAGAAGCTTACAGACCAGGAGCTAAATTATCTCCTCCTTCGTGTTGGAGTTCTAATGCTCAAGTTCCTGATCAGGAAGTTGTAGAATCACAACATAAAGATTGTTCTAGTTGCCCACAAAACATAAAAGGTTCAGGTCCTAACAATACTAAAGCGTGTAGATTTAGTAGGCGTATAGCTGTTGTGATGGCTGATAATATAGAAGGTGATATATATCAACTGACTCTCCCGGCTCAATCTATATTTGGGACTGGTGATGATACTGGTAAACCATTAAATAAATATGCAGATTACGTGAAAGCAAATAAAGAAGCTGTAGGGTCAGTAGTTACTCGCATGTCTTTTGATGAAAACTCTTCTAGTACTAAGGTTAAGTTTTCACCTGTCTCTAGGTTATCTGATGAAGAGTTTGAAGTCTCTAAAAGCCAAGGAGCTACTGAAGATGCTGAAAGAGCTATTACTTTAACTGTAGTTAAGAAAGAACCTGAGGTAAACGAAAAAGATATACCTGAGGCTTTCAGGTTAACAGAGGAGCAAAAAGCTAAAACGCAACAAGAAGAAGTTGTAGAGGAACCCACTAAAAAGAAAACAAGTAGAAAAAAGAAAGTTAAAACTGAAGCAGTCCAAAAGGATATGTTTAAAGAATCTGAGGACAAACCCGTACAAGACACAGGTGATGTGAGTCTTGATGATCTAGTATCTGATTGGGAGTAAAAATAATATGAGAGGTTATTCACAAAAAGTAATTATTGATAATAAAAAAGCTAGGCCAATAACGTCTGGTGTTAAATTAGGTAAATTATGTATTAAACTTATGTATCCTGTAGACGAGGTAGCTAAAAAACTAGAAAAATCTAGGCAGTGTATTTATGATTGGTTTTGTGGCAAAGCTGCCCCTACTAAAAACAACACTAAAAAAATAAATCAGTTAATAGATGAATTAACTGCGCAACTTAAATAATGCATCTCCATGCATATAAAAGAATTTTTACGACATGTGTGGTCAGAGCAAGGGTTTTATTGCGTTGTAGGTAAAGATCAACAAAATATTATCCACCCTAAATTTGTCAAAACTATTGACGAAGTAGAAAGACAAGCGCTCAAACTTTTAAAAGATAAACAAGATGTTTATTTTGCTTGCTCTACGTGGGTTGAACCTACTGATAGAAAAAAGCCAAACGCTAAAGAACAACGTGTCTTATGGTTAGATATAGACTGCGGTTACGATGAAAAGAAACGTAAGTGGAAGGATTATCGGACTAAAGAAGATGCGTTAGTAGCTTTAAAAAAGTTTACCGAAGAGACTAAACTTCCCGCGCCTACATTAGTAGATTCCGGGAGGGGTATACATTGCTATTGGTCATTTACTGAACCTGTAGATAAAGTAGTTTGGCTTCCTGTAGCTCAAGGGCTTAAGTTTTTATGTGTTAAGCATGACTTCCATGCAGACCCCATGTGCACTGCTGATGTCACTCGTATACTGAGAATACCCAACACTAAGAACTTTAAAGATATAGATAATCCGCAAGATGTTAAGACTATAAAGATTGGTAAACCAACCCCATTTGAAGACCTTGCATCTATAATTCCTGTTCAAGTAGTAAAAGAATTTACACCCAAAAGAGAAGCAGATGCTGCTACTAAAGCGTTATTAGGTAATCACTCATCTAGATTTAGAAAAATTATAGAGCGTTGTAAAATAGATGATGGCTGTGCGCAACTAGAACATATAATGACAAAGCAGCAAGAAATAGAAGAGCCTTTATGGAGATCCGGGTTATCTATAGCAGTTCATTGTGAAGATAAGTCAATAGCCATTCACAGTATATCCAAACTCCACTCAGACTATGAATATGAAAAGACTGAAGAAAAAGCTTATCAGATTCCCGCTCCGCACACTTGTAAACAATTTGAATCATTACGTCCTCCTGGCTGTAAAAATTGCCCACATAAAGGGAAAATCACTTCCCCCATTCAACTTGGACGGATCATAGCCAGAGCTCGTGGCGCAGATAATATTATTGAGGCTAAAAGTGAAGCTCTAGATGAGATGGTTACTTACCAAGTGCCGGAATACCCATACCCTTATTTTAGAGGTAAAAATGGTGGGGTATACAGAGTCATGCCGGACGATGATGAAGATGGCATTAAAATTTATGATTATGACTTTTACCTTGTAGAGAGATTACATGATCCCAACATAGGAGAATGCGCATGGTTTAAATTACATCTACCTAAAGACGCTGTACGAGAATTTATAGGTAGAACTTCTGAGCTTATGACTAAAGACAAAGCCCGGCAAATTTTAGTTGATATAGGGGTGATAGCTCATGGTAAACAAATGGATAGCGTTATTAACTATATTGTTACCGCTATTCAAACACAACAACGCGCAAAAGAAGCTTCTCCTATGCATAAACAATATGGATGGAATCCGGGGCCGGTTGAATCTAAAAATAAGATTTTAATAGGTAACAGGGAAATAAGTGCTTTTGGGATAAAGTATGTTCCTATAGCTGATGAGTTGAACGAAGTTAACCCAACTCTACAAAAGCAAGGGAGCTATGACGTATGGAAAAAAGCTATAAGTATATATGAGCGACCAGGTATGGAGCTTAGAGCCTTTGGTTTCTTCTGCGCATTTGGTTCTTTGTTAATGCCTTTCTTTGACTCCAGAGAAAAGTCAGCTGTTATTAACTTATATCATCCAGAAACAGGCCAGGGGAAGACTACTATACTTCAGGCAATGACAAGTGTTTATGGTAACCCTGATCTATCAGCTAAGCTTATTCAGCTATGGGGTGATACAGCTAACTCTATCGTGCATAGGATGGGGTACATGAATAACTTACCCGCTGCTGTTGATGAGTTTACAGACGTTAAATCTAGTGAGCTTCATACTTTCCTTAAGTTTATGGCAACAGGACGTGGTAAGAATAGGTTAACCAGCGGTAGCGTGAATAGAGAAAGAGCTAATGATACTGTGTTTAATCTCATATGTTTGGTTTCCAGTAATACTGATTTTCGTAGTGTTATGTTTTCAGACAGAGCTAAGTCCAGTGGAGAGATGGCACGGTTTATTCAACTGCGTATAGAGAAAGACACCACCCTAACTAAAGAAGAAGCTGATACTCATTTTGGTAAATTGTTTGACAACTATGGTCATGCCGGAGAGGTATATGCTCAGTATTTAATAGCTAATATAGATAAAGTTAAAATAGAACTACAACAAACACAAAGAAAAATAGATAAAGAATTAAATATTAAGAGTGAGGATAGAAAATACTCAGCTACTTTAGCTGCTGTTTTTCTAGGCGCTATTATATCTAAAAGTTTAGGTATTCATAACATACCTATTATGCCGGTGTATAAAGCTATAGCTAAAGAACTACGTAACTCTAAGATAGATTTAAAAGAAAGAGACTTCGATGCATTACAAACACTAGGTAATTTTTTGAACGAGTGTAAGAGCAACACACTTGTTATAAATAGTAAGATTGATTCTAGAGCCGGAGTATCAGAAGCACCAATACTAAGACCCACACTTGACCTCAAAGTTAGAGTTGAACCAGACACTAATACTATTTACATACCGGTTTCTATCATGCGAGAGTATACTAATAATATTAAAGTAGATTATAATGATTTTATTAAAGGATTAAAAAAGGAAGACGTATTAAAAAGAGCATCACAAAATAAAACTCTCCATAAAGGATTAGACATCAGCGCGCCAGCGGTTAGATGTTTATGGATTGATAACTCCACATTTGAAGACATACAAACAGAAAATTTAGACCTAGATATTCCCAAAAATGTTAACTAACGGTGTTGATTACCAAATCATGTGGCCTGACTTTAAACCAGGCTCTTCTATTTTTATTCCGGCTATTGATGTAAAAGCAGCTGTTAAGGCGCTAAAAAAAGAAAGCGAACGTCTGGAGTTTAAGTTCGTGCATAAAATAGTGGTAGAGAATGGAGTGAAAGGTGTGAGAGCGTGGCGACTTAGCTAGTCACCATAGAAAAAATCTTCTTCATCTTCATCATAATAGTCACTTTCTTCTATTAAACGATCTCTTAATTTTGGGTTTAGAGTTACACCATGTACAGCTTCAAGGGCTTTTCTGTCAAAAGTTTTACGTGAGTTATTTAATGTTTTCCCCGTAATTGCAACCTCAGGATTTTTCTTATTAAATTTATTTATCTTTTTTTGTATTTTATTAATTCCATTACCATCTCCAGCTTTAGTAGCAAGATAGTAATTTAATAATAGTTTAGTTCTCCAACCTTCAATTTTTTTCTCTTTGAATTTCATAATAGATACGCGTTCATAAGCAGCACTTAAATCACTATCACTGAAACCTAAAATCTGCATAAACAAATTATAGGCGTTTGGGTCATCCACTATCTTAAGTCCTTTTCTGGTGGTAGCTCCCTCAGATGCAAATCGAAATGTTTTAATTTGGTTTCTAATCCACGTAGGAGTCATTTGTTCTAAGCCTCTCATAGTATTACCATCATTTATATCTCCAGCTCCACGATCAATACCTGTTAATATTGACCAGCTTGGGCCTAAGAAATGTTCTGCTATGTATACAGCTTCACCTACTTCTTCTCTTCGCCTTCTATCAGCCCGCCACATTAAACCTCTGAACCC